TGGTATCATCGAAAACAACGTCCGGGATAAAAAATTTATCCCCATATTGATATGCAATAGGTAATGATTCAAAATCTGTACCTTTATCTTTTGTATCACATACTGCCCATATCGCATCTGCTTCTCTGTCTGGTATAATTGTGTATTCGTCCGTGCATCCGTCGGGAACGTCTTCTTTGTCAAAGAAAAATCTTTTTAGCTTATCTGGCGGAAGCAATAATCCTTCACGTTCTACCGGTTGTTGCTGATAAAGACAGTTATAAGAGATTTCGTCCATGGACTCTTTAGCGTCATTGAAATACTTCTCGGAGAATCCATTTACCGTGAACAAGAAATTGCTTTTGCCATTCTCGTCAAGCGCTGGTACTGCTATAAACCTCGCTCTAGGGTTTCCGGCATATAACTGCTGTAGCTTTCCGATAGGGTCATGCACCGACCATCTTGTAGCTATATAAAACTCCTTGCATCCCTCTAGTCTACGAGAACGCAAGTCATTTACTACTTTTGTCCACAGGGTATCTAATCGGTTTTTATTTAATGCTTCCTCAATACCAGACACAAGGTCATCGGCGGTAAGGAATCTATTGCAACGAGTGGCACCAGTCAGAGAACCGTCAATTGATCGGAACGTCCATGTTTTAAAACGTCCATTTCTTTCAAGGTTTACTGTCGTTTCTTTTGCATTTGTTCCCTGCATTTCAACATTCGGAAAAATCTCATGCCATGTATATTCAACAGGGTCGTTGATAATCTCCAATACTCCATCATAGAGAGAGCGAGTCAAAATACTACTATGTGCAGACGACAAGTTAAAATCATTCGGGAACCATCCACCAACAAGTGAAAGAAAGAAATCTTCAAGAGTCGATTTGCCACAGCCAGGAGGTACGCTCAATGCAAATATATCAAGCTTATCGTCCATCAGGTCTTGCAACGAACTTATAATATTATGCTGCAAAAACACATTTCTTCGTGGCTCATAGAATCTTTCTTTCGGGATTCTATTCTTCTCGAGATATAGCAATCCACTGTCTACTTGACGATTCTGTGCTTCCAACAGCAAATATTTCCAGTAAATATCATCAAAATCTCCACTTCCAGTAATGGCAGCTTTCCTTTCTGCGATATTGTGTGCATACTGGCTTACCTTTATTCCCATCTGTTGCGCATCTGGATTATCCTTGAAAGGAAGGTCAATATTCATATTTAACAGCAGATCAAGGCAGTCTTTCTGGTTTTGATAGACCGTCATATCGCCATTAATGATTTGATTCAAAATTGCCCGATACCATTCAAGCGAACCTTCTGTATAATTGCTCATAAAAAAAGAACCAGACCTCCCCTCTTGTTTTAGGTTTTAGTCTGGCTCTGTGGCTCTCTGACTGATTTATTTATTATTCAGCATTCTCATCGGCTGTCATATCTCTTGTATCTACGATGGTAGAAGTGTTACTTCCCTGAATCTTCGGAACTTCACCGTTCCATTTATCAATTTTCTGTTTTTCAATCAGTTCAGGAGTAAGTGATTCTGCAATTTTTCTATTTGCTTCGGCTTCGGCTTCAGCTTTAATCTTAATCGCTTCAGCTTTACCTTCTGCATCAATTTTGGCTTGTTCTGCCTGAATAGCTGCTTTTTCTTTTTCCTGTTCAGCAGCAATCAGTGCAACTTCTTTATCTTTATCAGCTTGTACTTTGGCTGTTTTAGCTTCGATATTTGCAAGCTCAAGTTCCTGTTGTGCATTTACTTTCTTCTGAATTGCAGCCTGTGTCTCATCATCAGTAGAAATTGAAGTAAAGTTTACTGTATCAATAATGATTCCGTATGGTTCAAACTTCCGTTTAAGATATTCGTCAAGTGCTTCATTCAGTTCCTGACGCTTATCACCGAAAACATCTGTTACTGGATACTTCGCAGTTACTTCCTGCGTCCATGCTTTCATCTTTGGTTTAATAAAGGTATTTTTCACGGATTCCCCGGATTGACCTTTAAACTGAGTAAATACATCAGTTACTCTGCTTTGGTCGAATTTGTACGAAAATTCCAAATCAACTAAAAGAGATTTTCCATCTGCTGTTGGCGTCTTAAAACTTTCGTCTTTTGGAGAATCGCCTTTATCTTCAGATGTAAGATAAGACTGTTCGATTCCAACAGAATACAGTGAAGTTTTTACTGTAGGTGAAATTAGATGCCATCCCTGTGTAAGTACATTCTTTGAGATTCCCCCGTTCATTTTGTACTCGACTGCAATGTAACCGGCAGGAACCCTCACACTGCACTTTGCAACGCATATAAGCCCTGCAATGATCACAACAGCTAATCCAATTCCACCTAAAAGTCCTTTTTTCATTCTTTGTCCTCCTCATTTTGACTTTCATCTTTATTTAACTCATCAATGGCATTTCTGCCAATGTGATTCAATAATTTACCTAGTGGCTGAAATAATTTGTAAAGCAGAAACCATACTGCCACTGCTCCGCATATCACTAGAAATATAAATACTGGATTCATAAATTCACCTCAATCTGGAATCCCTAACTGTTTATAAGTAAATATAGCTGTATACTTTTTTCCACATTTGTAGCAAGTTTCCGTAATAGTGCAAGTCTTTTCTTTGTCATTACATTTCGATTCTGTATCCGAACTTTTAAACTTGCATCCACCTGTCAGAATACATTTAATCCGTTTTGTGTTCATCTTGTTCTCCTTGCAAAACTTTTCTGATGCAATCCTCAACAAGTATAAAGTCTTTATATGACATACGCATCTCGCAATTGTAAAAATGCTTTCCAATTTCATTTACAATTAATTTATAAATTCTAAACTTGGTTTCTTCCGAAAGTTCGTCCAGTTCCACGGGTTTAGTCTTTTGAAGTTCTTCCGCATCGCTGCCGTCTGTTTCAATTTTTGAACACGCACAATCATAACAAGTACTCATACATTCACCTCGAATAAATTTACATTATTTTCTAAACCACCAAATATGTTTATCAAGAATATCTGCTTTTACATCATCATCAACATAACATTCACACTCCTCACCTGCAAATTCTGCCGGTGTTGTAAATTGTGGTATTCCATCTGGTTCCAATATGACACACGCCTGTCCAGAAATATAGCTTGTTACAACGGCTGGTTCGCTACGCCACCAGACTTTTCTTCCGATAACATTTTTGTCAAAATCAATTTCGTTCAAATTCATTGGGTGTTCTAAAAAATCATTAATCATGCATTTCGCACGTTCAATACCGCCTCTTACATCACAGAATTTTTCACCGTTTCTGGTTATAAACACGTTTCCGATTGTTCCAGCTTCAAATTCACCGTGTTTGTATCTTGCATGATTATAAGGTGCATAATTTATGCCCCAACATACAGGCTCTCCATCGAATTGAATCAGATTCTCATAACTCGGTTTTTCATTTCTTGGATAAGCCCATAAATTGTTATTTCCGTACTTCCCACCAATTGTATGTATATAGTCTTCTATCAAAACAACAAAATAGGGTTTTTCATTAATTACAGTATCCCAATTCATTTGACGCATTTTTAATTTGGAAATGTCTGTATCTCTATCAATTAGCCTAATACTCTGCATTTAATACTTCCTCCAAGTTTCATACATTCACCTCAAACTCTTTCTTACAGTTGCTACCCTTGCATTTCAATTTAAGATGCCGAATTTTTGTCTCTGGGTTAATCAGAAGTGCTTTCTTCTCGCAAAAAGGACAGCAATACCACAGTTTGCCATTGATGTTCTTTATTAATGCCCGTCCGTCCCACGGCTCAGGTGGATTCATTGCCTGAGAGAAATCTATTCCCTCTGATTCAAATGCTGATTTGATACTCATTATTTCTCCTGTTCTTTTTATGCTTAATACCTTTATGTTTCCGTTTGAGATAAATCCTCATTTTACTTCTTACGTTCTTGCTGAATTGATTGTTGAATTTTCTTTTTCTCTTTCTCCCGGCAATCTGTCTTATTTTGTGCTTTCCATGCATTTTAAGATAATTATTACAATACGGAACAATACACATATCGTTCATTAACGGAGAAAAATACTTTTTGGGTACAGTTTCTATCCAAGGAATATTACGTAGACGCATATTATCTTTCACGCTTTCTCACTCCTTTATGTCCATTCCTCTTCCAGCTTTGTAACAATCTGCTATATATGTTCTATGTACATCTTCCATACCATTAATAGCTTTTCTCATTGCTTCTGCCATTTTTTCATCATAATATGTATTCCTAATGTGTAGCTTGTTTTCACACGGATTAACGCTTATTGAATCTTCTAACAATGGATATTTCTCGCCTAAAAATATAGGCATATCTCCATATCCGCTCTGAGATAGAGTATTGAGTTTATTTAATAATTGATTAACAGTAATCTGTTTACTCATAGAGCACGTCTCACTTTCTTTCTTCCTGCAATCCTACGTTTCTTTGGTTGTTTGTGCATTTTTAGTCCGTTATTAGTTATGCAGATTCCATATTTTGTCAATGAGTAAGTATAGCCAACGCATATATTTGGAAAGCCATCACTATTCATGATTTCATGAAAATTTCCGATAGAATCTTCCACAAACAGTGACATGATATTCTTCTCGCCCATATCAGCTCAGCCCATGAATCTTTCTCAGATTCGCATATCGGTCAACAAGTACGTCCAACGTAGTCTGAAACTGTTTAATCGTAATGCAATCGGACTGGTGCTGTCTGTGATATTTTGCGATTTCTACAGATTCGTCGTAAAATGATGTATCTGCCTTTTCGTCCACCTGTCTTTTTAACTCATTGTTATAAGCGCACATTTTATCCAGTTCAGCCTGAAGCTCGTTGATTTTATTATCCTTGTCTAAAATCTCATGTTGCTTTACTTCTCTCTCATCAGCCAACCGAACAAGTTCTTCTTTCAACTGATCTACTGTCCAGCTCTTCAAATCTTCAATTCTCATGGCATCCTCTCCTATCTTGTAGACCACGTAACTATTTTATTCTTGCACTGTGGGCATATGATATATTTCTGCTTACGTCCACGTCCAGATGGCATATTTGTAGAAAACATTTTTTCTATGCATTCTTCTTTAACATCTTCTTTTTCATCGTACTGCAACACTGCTCCGCATTTTCCGCAATTTATTCTTTTTAATGTTCCAGGAACTAAAATTTTAATCATTTTATATCACCATATTCCTCTATTAGTGTTTAATTCTCCAAGAACGTTAGGCTGACAATCTTTTTTATCAAGTAATGTGGCATTTGCGTTATAAATTGTCTTAATCCTATCAGATTCGAGATAAAATTCACTATGAAATTTAGTTTTGCAGTTCATGCAAATCCATTCTGCGTCAGTTCTCAAGCCTGCAGCATCTACATCACCGCAAAAGAAATCCACTCCTGTATTGATTACTACTCCTCCGCAAAACGGACATTTACGTTTGTCTCGTAACGATAAATTATTTTCCATAATTTTATTTTTCTTGCCCTCCCTGTGCTTTATTTGACACTCGATCATCTTTGCTACATTCTCACGTTCCTGTTTTATTCCATGCCCCTGACGAAATAACTCGCATTCGAGAATATTTCCACATCTGGAACATTCGTCTTTGATTTCTTTGCCGAATACTTTCATTCCACATCTCCGTATATCAGCAGTTTAATAATTTGCTCTTCTGTAATTTCCTTCGCATTGATTCCAAGCCATAAATCTTTATATTGCAAAGAATTATATAGTTCATTAATTCTACTTATCCGCATTTCAAACGGTTTGTCACTTTGTAAGAAATAACTAGCTGCACCACGAAGTGTTTTTGTTCTATGAGGTGAATTAATAATAAAAATCCCTACAGTACATGTTTCCGTTTCCAAAATAAACGTTTTCCTATTGAACTGCACTATCGGTGTTTTGTTATGTATTTTATTAAATAATTTTATTAGAAAATAATCTGCATCTTTATAATCAACCGCCACGTACAACGCTGATATTTTACTCATTTTCAACACCCTCCCAGTATTTACAACAATCGTCCAGACATCTAAAGTCTGCACAATGTTCACTGTCACCATTACAGCAGACACCTTTGCATACTTCGTACCATTTACACGTGCAACAACATTTACATACTTTTGTGTCTAATTAAAAAATCCAGTGTGCCGACTTGAACGGCATAAATCTCCCAACGAGAAACACTGGAACCGAACGAAGTAAGAGAAAAATTCCAATGATTGCAGTTCATTGGAATCGGAAAGACAGGAATCGAACCTGCGACACATAGCTTACAAGGATATTGCTCTACCACTGAGCTACATTCCGTACCGCCTATAACGGCCAGTTCTCCGAAAAGGAACTGGGTTGATTCACACATCACATGCTTTCGGACCGGATGAAAATATCCAGATAAGCATTAACCTTTCCATCGTAAAACGCATGAACTAGATGGTTCTTTTAGAATTGCCGACTATCACTTCTCACGGCCCGTGGTCTCATCTCTCTAAAAAGTTTTTTACGCAAACGCCTAGTGAGTTGTACGTTTACGCTCATGCGTAAATCCACCTGAGGCATAGACCGCCTGTATACAAACAGCTTAACTCTAAGCGGATTAAGTTGCAGGAGACGGATTCGAACCGCCGTTCTCAAGGTTATGAGCCTTGCGAGATTCCTCTTCTCTACCCTGCGAATGGGAGAATGCGGAGTTGAACCGCCCTGGTACTGTTAATCAGCCCTCTGCCCCTTATGGTATTGTTCTCCCAGAACCCGGATTGCACCGGGTTAGCAATATGTTTATCGTGTTATGCTTTCCACTAGGCTGTTTTATACCGTGCCAGCCCCACGGAGTTGTTTCGGATATTTATGCCCTATAGGTTATATAGAGCGAACCTTGTACGGACTCCTGCATTCCTTAAAACTCCTAGATTCGTCAACCCATTAAACTCCGGAATGCCACCAGATAAAGTGAAGTCGTAGCGCGTAACTCGTCGCCGTATCACCCGGTTATCGCAGTCCTTTCGATTCTCAATTATCTGGTAAAAATTTTTCCATCCAAGATAACGGCTCAGATGGCATTTGATGGAGAAATGGACATTCTGGGGTTCGAACCCAGGACCGCCCGGTTATGAGCCGGGTTCTCTGACCTGCTGAGATAAATGTCCTAAGTAGAGGCGTTATTAGGCAACTCAAGAGTAACGTTCCTCTACTGTTACGGTTCATACCCTCACAGCCGTAACAAAGGGTCTGATTGTTCTGCGCCATGCAGAATACCATCCGGGGCATTTGAAGTCCCTTTAATCATCCCCGTTGGGATAGATGGCACCTTTGAGGGACTATATCCATGTGTAAGATACAGTCAGCTGAGCTAGCGGGATTCGAACCCGCGAATACAGCAGTCAAAGTGCTGTGCCTTACCACTTGGCGATAGCCCATTGTTTTCCCGGGAAAACACTCCCGGGAAGTGATATATTCTGGTGTTTTAGAAAGCATCCATGACATTGTTAAGTCCGCGCCAGTTACTTTACAGATGATCCGGGAAATAATTAATCTCATCGGTGTTTCACCAACGCAGACCTAAGCTACTCTGGATGCCTCGACCTGTCAGATTCAAAGGCTTTCCCGAACCTGAGAACGACAGGCTTCTGCTTTTCTTGTATTTTCACCCGTTCAATCAGTATGGTGAACAGGGGAATTTGTATTGTGAATGCTAACCACATTGGATTCTCCTTATAACATAAAAATCACAACTGCATTAACCGCGAAACAAATTTCCATCAATATAAATACTGCCGATGTTATTGGATTACTTTTCTTTTCGGCTTCATCCAGTAATATAAGGAATGTTAAAACCAATGTGAAAAATGCAATATCTAACATGGCTGCTACAAATTTTGCAAGAATCATTCTTTCTGTTCCTCTCCAATCATAAAATCGAGAATCTTACCAGCGGTTTCTTCTTCTGGCTCGAATGGCAGGCCGCATGTACAGTACTTCTCAATCGCTGTTTTAAGGCTTGCTTTGAAGCCATTGTAAACTTCTCCATGTGTAAGAAGTTCGTGCCTTAAAATGGCTACTGCGTACGTAACAGTTACAGAGTTAGTATTGTTCATTCATCAATTCCTCCATTTCCTTTACGCTGATTCCGACTATCCCGGCGCTATCCTTGCTGTCTGTAGCTTCGAAGTGTGCTTTAGGATGCTGCGGGTACATAAACTCGAACATGAGGTAATTTGCTGCATCCACGAGATATTCTGTGTTTCCGGTAGAATTATATTTCTCAATACACCGTTCCATAGACGTGAGTGCCTGCACGTTCCCAGTTTTATAATTCTTCCTGGCAGGACCGTATTTATGATAGCTTACCTCGACTCGATTCTTTCGAAGTTCATCGAAGCGTTCGCTGTATTCTTCTGAAATCATGCTTCTTCTGCCTCCCCAAAATATTTCTTGTACAATTCATAATCGTTTTTGCCAATCAGATCTTTGACCCTGTGTGTTTTTTCCATTCGAAGATTGCTATACGTAAAAATTGTTTTATCAACCTGTATACGGTATTCGCCAACATCAGTTATTCCACTTTCAGTTTCGATTTTCGCTTCAGCTGAGAACCAATGCCTATTCGGAGTTAAGAAATAAACTCTTTGTGTGCTTACTCCAAGCGAGATATATTCCATACTTGATTCGTCCGCAAAAATCCTTTTTGCCGTTTCTGTATCGTACAACATTCCATTTTCCAGAACAGCTTTCTTGTGATGATATTCATACACCTTGTCATGCATTAAAGATTTTTCAAGCGGATGATCATTTTCATCCTGAATGGCAAAACCGCCTTTTTTATTTTTTAAAAATTTTTTAAGTATCGACATTTGCCTACCTTCTCCGAAAATATTCTGCCAGGGCTTCCCTTGTGATCTGCGATACGCTTTTACCGGTTCGATTCTTCTCAGATATAAGCTTGTGCTCTAACTGGTACGGTAACCGGATCCGAATTGATTCGCCTTGTGGGTTATTCTTTTTCATAGGCAGTATCCTCAGCTTACAATTTCAATAGGATATCCGAAATGTTTCTCTAATTCAGTTATTGTTATCTTACGCGGTTTCTTTATTTCAATATCAACACGCTGCACTGTGCCATTTTCGGTTTTTGCAATTCCCTTTCCAGTGTAGTTTTCGGTTTCTTCATTTGCGTAGACGCTTAAATGTTCATATCCATATGTTCTACACCATCTTGCAGCTAAGTCGGCAATTTTCCTCAAGTCTTCCCTTTCATCTCCAAATAATTCAGAATACCTAACTGCTTGTTCGAACTCACTCGGTCTTATCTTCTCAGGAGATATAACCTGCTTATATGGACTTCCGACAAAATGGAAAAATCTACATGGTTCCATTGCTTTTTCACCTTTTGGTAAAGAAAAACCTTGTGCGACCGCTTTCTTTAATAAGTGTTCGGATTCGATATCGCTTTCTGTAACAACAGATTTGTTCGTAAAATCAATCATTCGCATTGCCCTCCAATAATTTATATAAAGTACCTCTTGAAATTCCCATAATTTCTGCAAATTGGACTTTCGTAATCTCTCCATTCTGCCATCTGGTTTTAGTGCTTTCAAAAAGTTCCTTATCAATTTCTTTTTTTGCACGTCCCTTATACTTGCCCTGAGCTTTTGCAATTTCTATGCCCTCTCTCTGTCGCTGTCGAATACTTTCTCGTTCTCTCTGCGCCACATATGAAAAGACCTGTAAAACAATGTCTGCAATTAATTTTCCAGTCAAGTCTCTATTCAGCGTAGTATCGAGCAATGGCATATCTTGTACAATAATGTCCGCTCCAATCTCTTTGGTAATCTTTCTCCATTCTTCTGTAATCTCATCGTAGTTTCTTCCAAGTCGGTCGATCGAATGAATTATCAGTATATCTCCTTTGTGCATCTCCGAAATCATCTTCTGGTATTCGGGACGGTTGAAGTCTTTTCCAGATTTTTTATCCATATAAATCTTTTCAACTCCATCTGTTTTCATGGCTTCAATCTGCCTTGCTTCGTTCTGATCTACTGTCGATACTCTTACATAACCTATTTTCATATATACACGCCTCCGTTTCGTTATAAGTCAATTATACACTGTATTGTGTGTAATATCAAGTGATTTATACACGTTTTAGTGAATTTTAATTGATTTTTTCAACGTATGCGTTTATTATGTAATTAGGAGGTGATATTTTGGTATCTCAAAAAATCAAGCAAATAATGAAGATGAAAAAAGTTACAAATGTTCAGGTAGCTGAATATCTTGGCACTTCTCCACAAGCACTGGCAAATAAATTTTCAAGAGAAACATTATCTGCCTACGAGATGATTTCTATTTTAGAATTTCTCGGTTGCCGGATTGTTGTTGAAGCAATCCCGGATGTTGTCATTCAATTCAACACTGATGATCTTAAAAGGGAACCGTGATGGTTCTCTTTTTTATGCCTTAATTAGTTCCCGTCCTTGAAGCAACAGCTATAGTTTATTCTGCTCATATTTAAGCTCTCCGCAGCGGAGAAATCAGAAGCTGTGCCCGATTTCTGGCAGAGAAACCATTAAGGCTTATGGCTTTCGTGTTGCAATCACTATCTCTGCCATGAGGAACTCTTTTTTGCTTTTTGGGAAAAAAATTAAATCACAGGTTTGTTTGTAGGCAACCATTAATCATCTATTTTTACCTCAAACATTATCATTGCCTCATAAAGTCTTTGAGGAATTTTCCCTTTATATTGATTAGCAATTTCTTTTACATGTTTTTCCTTTATTTCCTTATATCTAAGGAAAGCTGATATTTGGTCTTTGTGTTTGTCTTTAACATTTTTTCCATTTACGCTGCATGATGAAATAAAACACTCTTTTCCTCTGTATACTCCAATAGGTAAATCTCCTCTTCTGTTTCTGGACCTAACAAACAAAGTGTTTATTCGTTTTGGAACAAAAATACAGTATTCCGGACAATACATTTTATTTCCATGGCACAATATATCTTTGTCAAGATTCATTTCTTCGTTATCAACTCGATAAAAGTTTCTGTCATACCAACTTTTAAATGTTAAAAAGTCCAGCCATTCATCGCACACTACAATTTCTTGTTCTTTGTAATTTTTGTATTTCTGTTCGCTTGAATAACACCTTTTCAACATATTTCTCCAAGTTAAGAAACATTGATCTTTGGGGTTTGAATGGTTATTACTGTTTCCTTTACCATATACCATTTAGTGTTCCTTTCTGCGTAACTCCTTTTTTGTTTTTTCGGGCGTTTCGGGTACTCACTCGTCCCATTCTAATACTTATATAGAGGGGGTCCCCGGTATCCATGCCGGACGCTACCATGGAAGCCCGCCGCCCCATGGGTTCCCGCTTCCCTGCCTTAACGCTGTTATCCGGAAGCCTTCGCCAGTAATCAAGGGAATATCTGGCGAAATCTATTGTCATATTGCACAAATATTTTTATTCTGTCCTGTGTTCATTTTGGGTACACCCTAAAAGAACATTGAACATTACTATATATTGTGTGTTAATCCCAGAAACTACAACATATTGTTACAGCTCCGGTTTTTCCATCTCTGGAAGCTCCAGCGCCGCCCTGTGTTTATCTGCGATCTGCTGCGCTGTCTGGTGTGGTATGCCGTCCTGCTGTGCTGTCTGAACTGGTGCTGTCTCTGCCATTCCGTAGGCTGCTTTTGCAACAAAAATCAAGTTGGCATTTGTGCCAGGCTGGTTATTCAATCTATTGACTGTACAATTCTTGCAGACATCGAACCATTTTTTAACCGTGGTGCCATGCGTTGAGCTTGTTCTATAGTCCCCACGCATCCAATCACTAAATGTTGACCGATTAATATTAACTAAAAAGCTAAATACTTCTAATGTCGGCAACACATTGTATTTACTACATACCCTGACAAATATATTAAATATATTATCCAGTAACTCTATATCATCATTACTTGGTTTCGGTATTCTATCAGCAATATAAAAGATCATATCAACAAAACTATCAGCAACAGTAGCTTTATATTCTTTCTGTGTATTAAATTCTTCAGGAGTTACTTGTAACACAGTGTTTATATATTCATCCACAAGCCTATATATATCATTCTCATATACTTCGATTCCCTGTTCTGTTACTGTTGTATTACTCTTTTTCACTGTATCACCTCCAAAAAATTGAAATAAAAAAAGACGACAAAACACGTTCGCAGATACAATCCGGGACTTTTCAAAGTCCCTTTCATCTTTCCGATCTGCTCGGTTTTAATCGTCTTAAATAGTCTTATTATTCTTATTGCCTTTCGGCTTATTCAATTGTTAACTCTGTTTTATCATACTTTTATATTACTGTCAACAGTCTATTTAATTTTATTTTTACCGTTACATTACTCTTATTAACTCTATATATCTATACAGTACTGTATAGCACATATATTAATAAACTCTAGGTCTCTAGAATCTAGGACGGGATTATAAAACCAGTTATTATATACTTATACGTTATGTAATACGGTCATTTTCTGGCCATTAAACACAAAAAACCAGACCTTCCGGTACTTTGTCCGGCTTGATCTGGCTGATTAATCAATATTTTTTTCACGCTCTGGCTTGCAGCTCCCGTCCTGAGTTCCGTCGCCTGTCGTTATTTTTTATTTTATCCACATTGGTTTTAAAAATCAAGTCCCAAAATAAAAAAAATTTTTGCTTGACAACTTCGGCGGTTTTGTGATATATGTATTTTAACAGCTTCGGCGGTGGGGCTGTTTACCGGCTGAGTGCCGCGCCGTCGTTACGCCGCCAGAATAAGACAGCAAAAAGCCCCCGGGATATCTCTCAGGGGCTTATTTTGCGTCTTTCCAAAATGGAAATATTAAAATAAGTCTTAACTTGTTCTTCCATGTATGAACCCTTGTACAAAATATAGTCTAGCTGCTCTGCACTCTTCCTCGTTCCCGTCAACCAGAACTTCTCCAATAGAACTGGCATTTGACTCATATTGTAAAGCTAAATTTTATCTTCCACTTTCATAGTAACTACATGGTGGCTCACATTTTCCAGAGCTTTTTACGCCTTTCCCACATATCATATTATCAAGTACATGTATACATGGTTTATGACTTTCTTCAATAATTTCCTCCGTTTCCTCTTGCTCCATATCGAGCCAAATTTCGCACTGCTCGCCGTCCTCTTCGTAACTGACAACCTCGCCAGCTTCCAGACGTTCCCGCCAGTCTTCCGGGTAGTTCTCCGGGATGTAAATACAGTTTCCCGGAAGGAATTGGTTGTTGCGTTTCTCATTAACTAAATATTCCATTTTTTTGTCCTCCTGTCCGCCCCCTCTCGGGGCTGTGTAATTGGTTTTCTTTAACGCATAGCCTGCTTTAAGAAAAACTCTAATTCTTCTTTGTAGTATTCTTTGCAATAAAATTTTGCTTTTGCTTTGTACTTTTCTTTTACTTCAAAGAAATCGTTAAATTGAGAATTTGCTCGTTTTATATTTCCAAGCTCGTAAGATTCTGCTTTGTGATTTACTTTGTTGTATCCTTTTTCTGGATTCGTAGAATCAAACATTTTAATCGCCATGTATTCAAAATGTCTTAAATTATGGTCCTTTAAATACTTTGGCAATAGATCAACTCTTGTTAGAGGATATGCGATAAATGAATTACCATTATCAAAATCTTTTTGAAAACTACTTGACGAATGTTTCCCTTTTTTTAGGCTATATAAATGCGTTTTCAATCTTTTGTGTATATTTCTAGTTGAGCCAATATATACTTTTTGATTGTCCATATTTACAATTATATAGACACCCGGGAAATCAGAATTTTCATTAATCCTAAATTGTTCTGTTTTCACTGCAACCACTTCCTTTCTATGGTTACAGTATATCATTTATTAAACTATGCGTCAAGTATTTTATTAAACTATTCTTCTAATTTTTCATTCTTTCCAATTCTTTCTGTATGCACTCCAGAACGAATGCAGACATCTTGACGCCTTTTAGATCGGCTGCTCTTTTTACGTCTTCCTTGGTTCCCTTTGGTGCCATTACTGTTATACGGTCGTACTTGTCTTTTTGATATTGTGCAATATATGAAAGTTCCTTTTCTTTCTCTTTAAATGCCATTTATTAACCCTCCTGTTATTGTTTGCTTTGATTATATCATTTATTAAACTATGCGTCAATCGGCTATGGGTTTTTATTTCGATATTTTTTTATTTCCTATTATATGTGCAGAAAAAACACTATTTTAAAAATAATACATTTTATTAAACTATGCTATTGACATTATTATTAAACTATGCTATTATATAACCATCAAAGGAAATAAAAAAGCCGGTTGCATCCTACCAAGACAGACAACCGGCACCCAAAAATAAAAAAGAAAGGGCGTTCTTATTGTAACAGGACGCAAGGTAAAAAACAATGACAAAATACAATTACATGGAAGCAGTAAAAGAAGACGTTAAAAATTATATTGATTGTGAAATTAATTTTACAGATTTTGACAGCCTGGAAGAACTGGAAGAAAAATTGAATGATGAACTTTGGGCAGAAGACAGCGTGACAGGTAATGCAAGCGGAAGTTATACCTTTAATCGTGCCACAGCTGAAAATTACGTAAACAGTAACAAAGAACTTGTTAACGAAATGGTTAGCGAATTTGATTGTAAAAAACAAGTGTGTGACTGGTGGATGAATGATAATTTCGAATCTATTGACGTTTCTATTAGATGTTACTTATTAGGCTCCGCAATTTCTGAAGTGCTGGACGATCTCGAAGAAGATTTTGACGAAGCACACAAAGAAATGGAGGTATGAACCGTGAAAAAATATACCTATTCCCAGTGGCAGCGAATCCATCGAAGAAAAGTTATTCATACCGCAAAAGCCTACTTGTTAGGCTTTGCGGCTGTTTCTTTCCCGTTCCTGTTGGTTGCTCATTATATTTTAATTGGTTATTAAGGAGGATTAAAAACATGAAAAAATTAACATTAGTAGAATATGGATGCACGGGAACAGGCTACGGAAACGGCTCAGACGTGCCGAATTGTAGAGTTCGTGCAGAATTTGACACGCTGGACGGTCTGCACGTTGTTGCAGATTTTGGCGGCTACCAGAGACGCGACGCAAATAAAAAAGGGTGCCCAGTGGTGCAACCTAACGCGTTACATGTAGATGGCACATATTACGACGCTGAGGGTTGCGGACGCTCTTACGAATATAGACTTGCGCAAAATGGATTTGATTTTTCACGTTTCGATTTCACAAAATCCGGAATTTTAGCATTTGTAAATGAGGTAACCGGGAAAAACTATACGGAAATCGAGTTTGCAAAAAGGATTTAGTTTTCAGGCATGACGGTTCCCGCCGGGTTCGATTCCCGGCAGCACCTTTTATAACCCGGCTCCCATGGGTACAGGGAAGAAAGAAAAGACATGAAGAATAAAAACAGCTATATCGCCGTACAGGGGACAGAGAACGGGAAAAACTATGCTTACGCTATCAAGGTTTCTGAAAGTGATAACTTACTTTCAAAACTGGCGATAAAAGGCATCGCAGCGGCGAACCTTTGCAGCACAAAGAAAGAAGCTGAAAAAGTTGTTTCGACTTGGAACGAAAATTTCAAAAACAACGGTTCATTTATGTTCGGGGAGGTGTTCTGTTAATGAACGAAAAAATAATTGACAAGCTGTTAACGTTGACAGCTGAAGAACTTGACAGTTACAGTGATTTTTTATCCGGTATTTTTCACAACGGAATTACCGATGATGAACTTATTTCAAAAATTGCAAAATATTTAGGACTGGAGGAATAAAAAAATGATCAGAATTAGAAAAGCCACGCAAAAACAAACCATCACCGCCATAAAAAGCGGTGATTTTTCAGAAGTCAAAAAGATAGAGGATGCAGCACGCCAGGAAGCGGAGAACGTTTTTCTTGCGGTCGCTTCCGGCTCTGTCCCACTGATCTGGTACGACTTGCCGCCGGTGCGGTGTCAGTCTGGGGCGGTGTCTTTTATGCGGTACGCTCTGCACCGGTCAACAAAAAAGGCAGATCATTTACAACTTTCCTGCATGGAGATAAAAAGCGGTCGCACAATTCCAACGTCTGATCGCCAGTATAGTATAACTGACGGCTTCCGGGAGTTTTTCCGGGACTTGCCCGGAGTCACAAATATAAACTATTTAGAGCAGTAAAACACTGCTCTTTTCCTGGTGTCCTGCATCCGCTCCGGGCGGCGGTGGTTCGTGACCTGTGCTTGGACTTCTCCGGGGCTTGTTCTCCGGCGTGATGCACATTGACAATTATATATAGTTGCATTAGCTTCTATTTGGCGTTTTAACGGCTTTTAGCGTGATTCTGGTATATTTTATCACAAGTATATAAAACCGCCTTAAATCTTCAAATATCGAGTTAATAACAGGGATTGACGACAGAGCGCAACGGTGTTATTATTACTTTGTATAATTGTGCGGACGCTTTGCCCGGTCTGGTCTTTATACTTCCGGATCGTGCGAAGCTAGGCGGGCTTTGTTCGTGATCGCTCCGGCGGTCTTGTTTCTGTACGCTTTTAGGCGTTTTTGCTTGGGCGGTTGTGCCTTAAATACTTCTATAACGCCGTATTTGGCTTTTTAAGCGTGTTTTATTCGCTTTCTGTATATTTTACCGTAGTTGCATAAAAACGCTTTTAAACCTGTTTTACAACGTTCTATTAGAATTGGTTTTGGCTCTGGTTGTGTCTGGCGCTGGTTTGGTACTTCCGCAGCTGTTACCGGTCCGCTCCCGGGTTATCCCCGGCGGGCCGTGTTGTTTGACTCTGGTTTTGCCAGATCATGCCGGGCGGTGGTCTGTTCCTGATCGGCTGGAGGTTCCCGGGACAGCTCCGGGACGGAACGAGAACACCAAGAAAATGTACGACAAGTCAGAAACATCATCAAAACCCGGTCGGTTTGAACTGGAAAAATATGAAAAAAATCGCAGAAATCTGAGATTAATTCAGACCTGCGACTTTTTTATTTTGTGCACTTTGTATATAATTTTCTATAACGTATCTCGGCGTGATGTGAATTTTTCATTTTAACACATTTAGCTCATCGTTTTTCATATTTTTCCTTCTTACGGCACCAGCAATCTTTGTTCTTCTTCTCTTCTGCCGGATTGTTTCTTTTTTTCTGCGTTTTGCCGCATCTTGGCTGATTGTTCCCATGCCTGCTCCTTTCCATATATTTCTTTCATATTCTGACTCCTTGAGTTAAGATTGATAATTGGTACGTCTACATTTAATTCATCCGGCACGATACCCACGATCACAACCTTCGTCGGTTCTATTGCATCCAGCATTTCCTTAAAATTCTCGCAAAACTCCATTCTGGCAGGCTTCGACCGCACTCTGCCATTCGTGCAGCACGATACTACACTTCTATGCGGTGTGCCGTCAAATATCCACGGCATTTCCTTTGGACTAATAATATTTACGGACGGAATAATTTTAACACCCATAATCGCCCAATAATAGCCTAAAGCATGGTTCCTGTACAGGTTGTAGATATTCAGTGCTGTCGGCATACCGTAGGCAATTGTAAAATCTGTGTTGCAAACAGAATGGAAGCATTTCAGGTGTTCGATATACTGATCCGGCTGATTCCATACCTGCAGAAAACTTTTGTCGTCAATGTAGAAATTCACCGTCAGGTCTTTATGGCCTTTCAATGATCTGGATTTTGAAGATGCAAAGTCAATCGACTTGCCCGGTGAGAAATCCACTTTTGGAAGCATTGGTATCTGAAACTGGCCGTCAAGTTCTGCACCGGTTATCAGGTATTCTTTCATTACATCATATGCGGTATGTATCACAACGTCACCTCCATACAACCATATTAGCATAATTTTGGCAACAAAAAAAGACCGCATTTCTGCCGTCTACGATGGTTTTTCTTGTGTCTCACACACAAGTTTTCCTCCTATGGTTTTAATTCGAATGTTTGTTCTGTTCCCTAGCCTGTTCCCTCGGCTATTTTACATACCCCTAAAAAGCACAAAAAACCTTGATTTTTCAAG